AGGTAGGGCTCGCGGTCGGGTGCAGCCTCACGGGTTCGAGATCAGTCTCGATGAATGAAAGGATGATGAGACGTTGTAGGCGGGCATCGCCCGCCCAAATGCACGGCAGGCCGTAGTCGTCTCGATGAATGAAAGGATGATGAGACGTTGTAGGCACGCCTGGTTGTTGGAGATTGCCGAACGCCAAAAGTGTCTCGATGAATGAAAGGATGATGAGACGTTGTAGGTAGGTAGGTGGGCGCAAGTACTAACGGAGGACTGAGTCACTTAAGCTCGAAAGGCCCACAACGTAAGACGCTGAAGGCCGATCGCTAACCTGGCAGGGTTTCGCGAAAGGTGCTTCGAAATGCCGGATAAGTCAACCGTTAGCGCACACGACCAAACAAAGCTCCGTTGGTACTTTGGTGGCAGGGGGCACATTATCGAGACCTCGAACTGCGCCATCCAGTTCGCCCTGGTGGCCTCGGACAACGTCGCTACGTTCGAGTGCCCAGTCTGTGACGGCGATGGAGTACTCTATTGCGGGGGGACCAAGGCCGAACCCTGCTCACGGTGCGAAGGCAGCGGAACGGTAGAGCGCAGCGTCAAGGGCGTCATGATTCCAAGATCTGGCTACGTGCGCTGCTCCGCCTGCCACGGGGTGGTCAGCTCAGACAATTCGTGCGGCTTCTGCCACGGGGAAGGATACGCTGCGGTACTAGCTGCGTTTTGCCACCATGAGACAGAGGCGATTGCCTACATGGACGAGGACGCCCCGCTGTTTGCCAGGCAAGGCGAAATGCTCAGGGCCATGGGCAAGATAGACGACCAGCTCAAGGCGTGCGGGGAGCGCTACTACGGCCCCGAGGGTGACCGGTGGGCTCGGACTAAGCGCGGTAGGATATTCGCCCTGTACGACTTCACCCGAGCCGGCAGGCGCGTCCTGTGCGGCTCCCCAAAGGCCCACCGGAACCTAACCGGACTAGAGCGGATTGCCATGCTCGCTGAATCCGACAAGCGAATGCCTGACCACGCCAGAACCGAACTACTGGCGAGCGCCTACCTAGAGGCACATGCGCTCCTGGAGCAGTTTGACGCCGCCTGGTGCGCCAGAAATGAGGCGGTTAATGCCTAGACGCAAACTGCCGAAGTTCCTCACGACCCGAGACATCATGGACCGCACCGGAATAAAAACGATCGGAGGTGTAATTAAGTTCCTAAAACGCGAGAAACTGGACCAAAAAATCGGCGGTCGCTATCGCATCAGCAGACGGCGTTTAGAGGCGCACTGGCCCGAAATGCTTGATGAATCCTAAGTGAAGTGTCCCAAGTGTCCGAAGTGCACAAACTGCCTCGCGCGCGTACGCGGAATTTCTACAGGTAGTCACTGAGAGGAGCGGTAGCGCTTTAGGTCCGCCATCTCAATCAACCCAATGACTCTCGACCCCCGCCCAGCCCCAAGGCCAACCATCACGGCCAAGCATACGGCGATGTGGGCACAGTCGGCAGACTGGACGAGGCCAGGGTGGCATCCGGTGGCGGGTATCAGTGACAGGCTGCCGAAAACTCTGTTGAGTCGATGATGTGGCGAGTACGACTGCGGTACAAATGGCCATGGATGCGGCAGGTTTCAATCGACAGCGAAAGCAACCTGGCCCGCCTTGAGCCACCAAAGTTCCTTCCGCTCGATGGTTCGAAAGAAGCCGATATCACCGGTTCCGACGCCGAACCAGCCAACGACATCACACCCCTCGCGCCTCTGACTCAAGCGAAATTCGAGGGGTAATCAAGACTTCCCCGCAGCAACGTCGGCTCAAACCGAAGGGGACATCACGCGATGATGTTGCGCGGCCAGGCACAATTCGCTCACCCTGGCCTACTCTTCCGATGCCTCCAGAAACTCAGCCAGAGTCGAAGCCCCGACGCATCACCATCGAAGTCCCGAAGCAATGGCTCAAACCCGGCCGTCAAGGCAGATGGGGTGCCAGCCTCGCCGAGCATGCGATCGAGAAGCAGTGCCAGAGGGCGGAGCGAAGCCGAGAGGCTGAGCAGCCGGAAACTACATGAACTTGCTGGCCGGGAATGATGGCGGCCGACCTAACGCTATGGAGACCGAACAGTGTCACATCCAGCCTCAGAGCCAGACAGATTAGCAGACAGGCGAGCCGCCGAGTGGAAACTCCGGGTCAGGGGCTGGTCAATCCGCGAAATCGCAAAGCACTTCGGAATCAGCAGCACCACGGTTCATGATGATCTCGAAGTCATTCGCCTAGAGCTTGCCGACAACACCAAAGAAGCCGTTCTCAAATACCGCGAAATTGAATTGGCTCGCGTTGACGAATGGATTCGCGCCGGAACCGAGCAACTCGAAAGCCTCGGTGACATCCGAAGCATTGAAGAAGCAGCGGACGACGCCGATGCAAAGATTCGCGTCGACACAATCGCGCCGCTGCTCAATTCACTGAAGGGTTTGTCTGAGCGTCGGTCGAAACTTCTTGGTCTTGATCACGCTCTGAAGACTGAATTGAGCGGACCCGAAGGCGGACCGGTGAAGGTCGAAGACTCACGCAATGCACTCCTTGCAAAGCTCTCTGGCCTCGCGGCTGGCATCCCTACCGAAACAGAAACTGAAGGGGATACTAAGCCAACTAAGTGACGCGGAATCCGATCAGGCTCTGCATTGTTGGGAACTCTGGCGCAGACCCAATCAATCCCTTCCCGACGGAGACTGGATCATCTGGCTCATCCTAGCTGGTCGAGGATTTGGCAAGACCCGGACCGGGGTCGAGACGGTTCGCGAATGGGTCAAGACGTCGCAGTACGTCAATTTGATTGGCGCTACCGCTGACGATGCCCGCGACGTCATGATCGAGGGCGAATCGGGGATACTTGCCATTTGCCCCAATGACGAGCGCCCGATTTACAAATCGAGTTCGCGCTCACTAGTGTGGCCTAACGGATCACGCTCTCTGATATTCACGGCAGACGAACCCGATCGACTCAGAGGCAAGCAGCATTCGCGACTCTGGGCAGATGAACTCGCGGCCTGGCGCTATCCCGAATCATGGGACCAAGCGATGTTTGGCCTTCGCCTCGGGACCAATCCGCAGGCGATTGTCACGACGACGCCGAAGCCAACCGAGCTCATCAAGAATTTACTCGCGGACCGTACGACTCACGTAACGCGCGGATCGACATACGACAATCGCGCGAACCTAGCGCCGAACTTCTTCAGCAAAATCATCGCCAAGTACGAAGGCACGCGACTCGGGCGCCAGGAACTCAATGCCGAGATTCTTGACGACAATCCGGGGGCTCTCTGGACGCACGCACTGATCGAAGCCGCCAGAGTCAGAACCCACCCGAGACTGATTCGAGTCGTGGTTGCCGTTGACCCTGCGGTTAGCAGCAACGAAAACAGCGACGACACCGGCATAGGCGCCGCTGGACTCGGCGACGATGGCCAGGTGTACGTGCTCGAAGACGCCACGCTAGCCGGTGCCACACCGAATGAATGGGGTTCGCAAGTCGTGGCTCTCTACGACAAGTGGAAAGCCGATCGCATTATCGTCGAGGTCAACCAGGGTGGCGACCTAGTCGAGAGCAACCTGCGCACGCAACGGGCCTGGCTGCCCATCAATAAGGTTCATGCGAGGCGAGCCAAAGAACTACGAGCAGAGCCGGTGTCTGCTCTCTACGAGCAAGGCAAGGTCCACCACGTTGGTGTTCTGCCTGAACTCGAAGACGAAATGTGCGACTGGAATCCGACGCTGAAAAATCAGCGCTCGCCCAATCGCGTTGACTGGCTCGTCTATGCCGTGACCGAGCTGCTCCCCGAACTAGGCGCACCGCGTGCCCAGTTTCGCTCCGGCAACAACTCTCACTTTGCAGACGATCGCTCCAGAGGATTTGGATAAGGAACAAGCATCATGATCACAGGAAAACTAGCATTCGGTGAAGAGGCGGGGCGCATTGCGACAGAGCGAAACGCTGGGGCATTCGCTACAGTGGCAGCGCTGCGTCTGGTTACGGCAAAATCTCGCGCTGAGGGTATGGCCGCCAACGTACTCTCGCAGCAGTATTTCTTTGTCAGCGCTAGCACCTCCGCAGACAACGGAACCACCGTGCTGTGTCCCGGTGACATTACGCACCCAGCAGCTGGGCGATGGCTCAGCGCCGCAAATATCACCGCACTTGAGCTTTCCACCAAGCCGGTCGTTTCCGGAACGGCTGCAGTTGGCGCCGTTGGAACCGGCTCCGATGCTGGTCATCGTCACCCGCCGTCTATCTGTATTGCAGTATCCGCAGATGCCGCAGCCAGCACGACTACGGCAGAAACGACCGTTCATGTTTGCACGGGCGCTACTACAATCACAGGCGCGTGGATTCATCCAACCGGAGCCGTGACGGCATCGGATACGCTCTACGCTACGCTTACCCTCAAGAATGGCGATGGGGCCGGCGCGGCCCGAACGACCATAGCAACCCTAGTAACGAATGTTGCCGGTGGCTCGTGGGTAGCGTTTACCAAGAAGGACATGGGCGCTATCACCAACGGCGTAGTGCCAGCTCAGGGCATCGTCACACTTACGATCGCCAAGGCATCCACCGGAACCCAGTTGCCCGCATTCATGATCGAACTCGTCTGCGGATAAGCGATGACTATTCATCGCTCAATGAGCTTTTCAACATTGCTTGACGCTAATGGAATCAAGACGTCGATCGCAACCGTAGCGGCCATTACCACGTACACGACAACGGCGCTGAACGGCGCATATGTGACGGCGAACGTCGCAACCCCGGCGCCAAACGGGCATACGGACGTTGACCAGTATCCGGTAGCCACTGCTTCTTCTAGCGCCGGCAGCTACGTCAACGCGTCAACGATTCGGTTCGTCGGAACCTACAACGGTGAGGCTGTTACCCGTACCGCGACAGTAGTCGGCACGGATGGCAACGCCGAGTTCATTGCCGATGGTCCCATGCGGACCGTGACATCAATCATCGTGGCGGCACAGGCCAACACTTCGGGCGCCTGGGAATTCGGATTTACCGATTTGGCCATGCCATACGTCGCAGGAAACAAGACTCCCTTCTCGTTTCTGCGCGCAACCGGAGCCGGGAACATTCGCGTCAAACACGTCGGCGGATACCTTGAGACTCTGGCGATGGCAGCTGCAGAACAAGCAGAGCCGCTCAGCCTGGAACGCATCTACCAAACCCTCACGACGGTTTCCGGATTCCGCGTCGCCTACTGAGGCACATGCCCAATGGGACTATTTTCTCGACTGGCCAACGCCTTCACAGGCCGGGAGCCTGTAGTTGCGCAGACTGCATCAAAGCGCGAGTTGTCGGGGGCAAAGGTCGGGCAAGAACCGATTTGGATGCAGTTCCAGCGCATCGGGGGAAGCCTCAGTCCCCAGATGATCAGCGCGATCATCGTTCAAGCAGACTCGGGAGACCAGTCAAGACTCGTCGACCTAGCAAATGAGGCCAGGCAAAAAGACTGCACGCTTCACTCGGTTCTGCAGACCCGCGAACTGGCCCTCAACGGCCTCGAGTGGCAGGTAGAGCCTGCGGACAAGAGCCGGCGCAAGTCGCGCAAGATGGCCGAGTTCTGCCAAGAAGCGCTTCAGAACTGCCCTACGTTTGGGCGTTCGCTCCAGGACCTGCAAGCTGCCGTCTACTACGGCCATTCCGTCGATGAAACCATGTGGGGGCGCGACGGTCGCTTCACGGTTCCTGTCGAATTCACGCACATTCAACCGCGTCGATTCGAGTTTCGGCAGAGCGACGGCCGACTATGCCTGCTGCAAGGAAACGGGCTCGGAAACACTTCAGTTGACCTAATTTCCGATCAACCATTCGGCAAATTCATCCAGCACCAACCGCGCATCAATGGCGACGTGCCGGCGCGAGAGGGCCTGTCCAGGGTCCTCATGTGGGCGGCGCTATACCGCAACTGGGACATCAAGAGCTGGCTGCGACTGGGCGAAGCTGGCTGGCAACCGACGCGCCTCGGATACTACAAAAAGGGTGCAGCCAACGAAGACATAGCGGCGCTTGCCGAAGTCCTTCAGCATCTGACTGCTGCCGGCTGGGCAAGCCTTCCTGATACGACAGAACTCAAAATCGAGTGGCCCAAGAACGCAATCGCCGGGTCCACTCATCGAGAGTTTGCTGACTTCTTGGCTGGCGAAATGGCCAAAGCCGTGTTGGGACAAACTCTCACGACCGAAGCCGGTGACAAGGGAGCGCGCAGCTTAGGCGATGTGCACGACCGGGTGCGCCGCGACGTGCTCGAAGCAGACGCAAGGTCGATCGAATACACCGAAGACCGATTCGTCATCGCGCCAATGGTGCTGATGAACTTCGGTCGTAGCGAGCCGCCTCCAAAGTTCAAATTCATCACCGCGGAAACAGCGAACGTTGAATCGTTCTGCAACGCGATGTCGAAGATGGCCCCGATCGCTCGCATTCCAGCAGGCTGGGCGCGAGTGCAAATCGGGGCACCAGAACCAACCGACGACGAGGAATTGCTCGGCGCGTGGTCTGACATTCCGATCGACCCCAAGACAGGATTGCCCTCGGAGCCAGACGACGTGAAGCCCGAAGATGTTCCGGCTGACACTGCGAAATCCGAAGAGCCTTCATCCGAATAGCGAAAGACCAATGGAAGAAATCCAAGCGATGCCACAGGCAAACAAGCCCGTGCAGCTGATGGCGTTCAACATTCGCTCAGAAGGCGACACGATGAACCTCGACGTCTACGAGACGATCGGTGAATCGTTCTGGGGTGAGTCGATTTCAGCCAAAGACGTATTGGTCAGGCTTCGCGAGGAAAAGCCTAAGATAGTCAAGGGCAGACTCAACTCAGGCGGCGGTGACCTGTTCGACGGCATAGCAATACATAACCTGCTCAGGGCCAGCGGAGCCCAGATCGAAATGGTGGTTGACGGTGTGGCGGCAAGCGCTTGCTCTATCATCGCCATCGCCGCCGATCCGGGAAAGCTCACGATTGCCGAAGGTGCCTATCTGATGATTCATGAGGCGCGCGGTGGATTGTTCGGCACCGCTGCGGAGCTCGACAGCGCGGCTAAACTGATTCGCAAGGCCAACGCGACCATGGCCTCGATGTACTCGAGGGCAGCTGCCAAGCGCGGCGTCATGATTGACCCAGCGACCTTCGCGGCTCTGATGGCAGAGGAGACGTGGCTCGACGGTCACGACGCAATGCTTGCCGGTCTAGCCGATCAAGAGGGCGAATCGATTGCACTGGCAGCGTCGATTGACCTCTCTGCTTTCCGTAATACCCCGCCTCAGCTGATTGCGCGTCTCGCTACGGAGCAACTTCCGCCAAAGGCGACGCCGCGGCGAGTCGTGTCTGACGGCGTAGTAATTGGCGTTGTCGTTCCCGAAAACATTACAGCGGCGGATGTTGATGCCGCGCTCACGAACCCCCGAATTCCTGCGCCAATTACGGTGCCCACGGAGACCAACATGAATCAAGAAGTTCAAGCCGCCATCGATGCGCACAAGGCCGAAATGGCTGCGCTGACGTTGGCTCATACCAAGGCGATCGAAACCCTAACATCCGAGAAGGTGACGCTCGCAAAGTCAGTCGAAACGCTGACTATCGAGAATTCCACCTTCAAGAGCCAAAATGAAGCACTGGCAACCGAGCGCGACAAGCTGAGCGCGGACATCGAAGCCCGAGACGCCAAGCTGCTCGAATCCGAAGTTGACGCACTGATACCCAATGTTCTCGACCCTGCCGAGCGCGATAACTTCGTGGCGCTAGCCAAGACGTCGCGCTCCCTATTCGACTCGATGATTACACAGCGCAAGCCGCGCAATCTCACGACGCAAACAGTTGATGCAGATCTGTCGCCCGCCGAAGGCAATGCCGCCGTCGGCGCAGACGCGAAGTTCGACGAACTAGTTGCCAAGGATCTCACATAAGCGGCCTAGCCGCGGGAGTAACAACATGGCCGCACGAGCACTACAAAATCTGAGCGCAAATCCAATCCTGACCTACATAGTAGCGAGTGGTCAGACCACCACAGATGGACTGCCAGTTATTTTTTCGGGTTCAGAAGAGGCGATTGCTACAAACTCATCAACCCCAGACGCGACGTTTGGCATTGCGATGGACACGTGCACCGCTGGGGAGGAATGCCGCGTGTTCTGTTATGGACCAGTCAAGTCCTGCATAGTCGGCACCGGAGCTTCGACCTATGGCGTCAAGCAACAATACGTAGCTGACGGCGTAACCGATGCCGCCGCTCACGATTCGAGCGGCACAACCGATGACTTCATCGTCGGTATTGCCATGCAGTCCGGGAGCGCACTCGATCGAATTGGCGTGATGCTTATCCCCTGCAACCGAGGCGCAGCTTCCTAACCTCGCAAGGCTTTAGAAGGAAAATATCATGGACAAAGACCTAGTTGATCTCGGTGGAAAACGCGTCGATTTCGGCACGTTCGCTCGGCAATATCAGCCGAATGTGGCGGCCGCCAAATACAACGCCTACATGAATTCTCTGCAGTCCAAACTGGAGAGCAATGATCCGGCCGTAAAGGCATTGCGCGATCAGATGAACGCCGCATTGGTGGGCATGCGCACGCGCGCCGACATCGGGCCGACCACGGTGCACCAGAATTCGACGCTCTCGAACGTGTCGATTCAGTATGCCAACGATGAGTATATCGGAGACCGGCTGATGCCGATCATTCCGGTTAGCAAGAAGTCGGATGTATACTACATCTACGACAAGCGGAACCGGTTGGCTTATCCCGATTCTCGACTCGGTCCTCGCGGTCAAGCCAACGAGATCAGCGAAAGCCGCTCGTCGACCAGCTATCTCTGCGAAGGCCACGGGTTCGAAAACTACGTCGATCAGGAGACGCTGAACAACCAAGACGCTCCCTTGAACGAGATGGTCGACCTCACCGAAGCCGTCGCGGAAGGACTAGCGTTCAAGCGCGAAGTTGCTCAAGCGGACATTCTGTGTGACTACGCAAACTACGGCACTCAGTACGCGGCCGTCGCAGCCGCTGATCGTTGGGATGTCGGTGGAGATCCGTCCGCCAAGATTCTCACCGCAATCGGCACCTGCTGGAGCGGTCGCGGCGCTGGCGAGCAATGGGGCTTCTGCTCCTGGGATGTCATGAAGGCACTCATGACGAACGCCCACATCCGAGATCTGTTCAAGTACGGCGGGAACTCTCCGGGTTTTGCGACCCCACAGATGATTTCCGACTTCTTCGGACTCGCTGGAATTCTCGTAGGCAAGGCCCGCAAGGATACTGCCAACGAAGGACAAGCGGCGGGAACCTATTCGCGCATTTGGTCCAACGTCTTTGGTGTCGTCCGTGTTGCGACTCGCCCAACCGTACGCAATGCGGCATTCGGATACACGTTCCGCCACGGCCCTCTGCGGACGACGACTTGGTTCGATCAGCGACTCGGTGTAGCCGGTGGCTATTTCGGCAAGGTTACGGAATCGCGCGACGAGAAGATCGTAGCAGCCGATACCGGCTACCTCATCACCACCCCGATCGGATAATGGCAACCACCAAGTCCGATTCGAAACCGACTGCGGCAGCGGTTCAGCCTAGCGCTGCGCCCGCTGCCGCACCGGTTGCCGCGAAGTCAGATCGCTACCGAGTCAAGGGACCCGGTGGCGTTTGGGCCGGGGATAGACTGTACGAAGCCGGCGCAGAACTAACGCTTTCCGAGTCGGATGCGCTGAGTGTCATCGAGCACATCGAGCCAGCCTAATGGGAAACTACATCACATACGAGATGGCGATCGACCGGATTTCCGAATCCGTCGCGCGCAAAATCTATGATGATGACAACGACGGCGACCCAGATATCGGACCAATCGAACTGGTAATAGCCGACGCCGAGCGTTGGTTTGAATCGGTTGCTATTGGCGTCTATCCAGACCTAGCGGTATTGCGCGCACAGGGTGGCCCGACCGCGGCCACCTTCGTGCTGGACTGCTTCGAGGCAATGGCGTGCAAGAGATTCCCGCGTGCCTTTGGGCGCGAATGGCTGCCGCTCATAGAATGGGCAGACAAACAGCTTATGCGGCTGCGCAAAGGCGAAGTTCGTTTGCCTATTCAAGGATCGCCAAACCCGCCGGCAAATACGGGAGGGGCCTATTCGACCACGGGTAGCGCCGTCGTCGGTACCTGCGTCCATACGTTTCATCACGACGGCTTCGGGATATTCTGATGGCTGACATGTTTGGTGCTGTCTCATTTCCGATGGCGGCAGCAACGGACCCGACGTCAGCTGGAGATCCGGCACTCGCGTATCTGGGGGAATTCCTGAAGGCTGCAATCAACGCTGATTGCGCGCTTGCATGGAAGACCAAAGGGATCAGCCCATCCAATGACGCCGTGTCGTTCGTATTTACAGACGATCCGCGGAACGATTTCGACGAGTCGCGGTTGCCTGCGCTTTACATTTTCCGAGGCAAGGCGACCTCGACGACCGAAACCGATGATCTGCTGACCAACGTCACAGAAATCAAGTGCTACTGGCTCATGGACGGCGCCCAGGACGACCACCTGCACGCGCGAACTCAGATGGGCAACGCCATCTATATGAGCGCATTCAGATCACTGGTGCGCGGCAGGGTTCCGGCATACATCGTGGCCGGCGACACCGAAGCCTTCGCGGCAACGCTCGGGTCTTGGGTCTGGGGTTATGCCGGAGTCAAGATGGTTCGGGTTCTGGACAGCACCCCGCTATCACTTACTCTGGACAAGATTGACGGTGAGGGAAAATCGATCCCGTTCCTGGGCTTGGCGATGCACTTCGAAATCACAGAACGTACCGCGCGAACCTGGCTTGGAACTCATCCAACCATCGGCGAGGGCTTCGTCGACAACAAGGCCGATGCGCTCAACACAACGGTTCGAATCGTCGGTCAATTCTCAGAGGTGCCATGACGACTCTGCGATGGCGCTCCCCACCAGAACACCTGGCAAAGAAGAAGTGGTCAGTCATTTCCGGGCAACCGTTGTTCGTTGAAACAACGATCGGAAACTTCGCGTTGCAACTCGCGGCCAATGTCTATCAATCTCAATGTCCACTTCGACGAGCAGCAACTCCAACGAGTGGCGCGTCAAATTGACGTCACGATACATCGCGGCATCCAAGAGGGCGTGAAGCGTGCGGTTGATATTGGAACTGCAACAGCCAAGACGGGCGGATTTCAGGACCGCACCGGCCAACTGCGAGCCACCATCTACGGAAGACTCGAAGGATGGACCGGTGATTGGTGCTGGGGCTTGATTCACAGCCCGCAGAAATACACTAGCTTCGTAGAATTCCCCACGAAGGCCCATGAAATCTGGCCCAAGGCCGGATACAACGCGAAGAAGTCCAGCCTAAAACCAGGTCAAACGCGGCGCGGCCGAGGCAAAGGGCCGCACGAATACGTAGTTGGTCGCGGCATCGCGCTTCGCTGGGTTGACGGCTCCGGTGAGCACTTTGCGCGAATGGTTCATCATCATGGCACAACCGGATTCTTCTTCATGCGCTACGCCGAGCTCGTAGCTCGTCGCGAAATCGAAAAGTCGATTCAGGCCTCAATCAGGCCGATTCAGTAACCAACAAAGAGGCCACCAATGGGTCGAGCAAAACAGACTTTAAAAGTGCTACCAAATCCTTTTGGCGTGGTCGACTTGAATGGTCAACCGTGCTGCGCGGTCAAGATGGCATCTCCCGAGCATGTTCCCTATGGGACGCATCGGTATGTCGGAGCTTCGATCGTCCACGCTGAAGTGGTGCGCCAAGCTGTCGAAGTCAAGGTTGGCAATATCGTCCACCAAACCGCAGCCGCCGATCATGACATTACGTGGGAATTTGCGACAGAACCCGTGGAAGTCCCGGACATCGGTTACTACCGCGAGCACATTAGCCGCGGCGGTGACCTGGTTGCGGCCGACAGGGTTACGGCTCGACTGTGTGGGATCTCGGACAAGGATTTCGTTGAACCCAAGGAATTTCTGA